AATGATAAAACAGGCAAGAAGAATGAAGACAAACCCGAATGATTCTTTTCTGAATAACTTGAATATAGGAGACTCCGATTCAAGTGGTAAACAAATAAGGGGTTTCAATAGTCCAGACGAAATATATGATTGGTTTAGACCAGATAGGTCAGATGATTGGCGACAAAGAGATTAGTAGACAATTAAAAAAGTGTCCACTAACCGTCCTTTGTGGCGGTTTTCTTGTTATCATAGGTATATCAGATAAGAAACCCCATGACTATCAAGCACGAAATCAAATCACAACTCGCTAAATTACTTGCAACAGAAGATTTAGTTGTAGAGCATCGTAAAGTTGAGACTGCAATGTTTGATGTTCAAACAAGAGTGCTAACTCTACCTCTTTGGGATAAGGCATCTGAGAATGTTATTGATATGTTAGTAAGTCATGAGGTTGGACACGCATTATACACACCAAATGAAGAGTGGTGGAAAGAATATGAGATACATCCTAGTTTCGTTAATATTGTAGAGGATGCTCGTATTGAAAAGTTGATGAAGAGAAGATACGATGGTATCTCAAAGACTTTCTATAAGGGTTACACTGAGTTACACAATGATGATTTCTTTCAAGTCAAGAAAAAAAATATATCTGAGATGATTCTTGCAGATCGTGTAAATTTACACTACAAGATTGGTACATATTATGACATACCATTTACTGCAGAGGAGAGATTCTTTCTAAACAAGATTGATGTATGTGAAACATTTGAAGATACACTTAAGGCAGCAAAAGCATTATATGATTATTGTCTTGCAGAAGAACAAAGAAAAGAAAAAGAAAAGGCAGAGGCAGAAGATTTTTCTAACTTCGATTTTGAACTTGATGAGGATGGTGATGGTGATGGTGAGAGACCTATGAATGGTACTAGATCAGAGGAAGTTGATACTGATGATACTGATGATGATGGTGAACAGCAAGAGGAAACTGAGATTGAAACCAAAGTTGACACACATATTGGTGGGCATGATGGTGTTACAGAGATATCTGCAGAGACAGTTGAGAGTCTTGATGAAGCACTTAAAAATTTAACAAATGAAGGTGCAAGAGAGAATGTTTATCTTGAGTTACCTAGACTTGATCTTGATAAGGTTATTATTCCTAATAAAGAGATCCATGATCAGTGTCAGGAAAGATTATCTCAAGCATACAAAAAAGTCGCAGAACAAGAACAAGCAAAGTTAAGAGGTGATACAAGTCACTACAATTACTACACAGAGTATGGTATTAAAAAATATCTAGAGCAAACTGAGCAAGACTTTGCAAAGTTCAAAAAGTCTGCACAGAAAGAAGTCAACTATCTTGTTAAAGAATTTGAGTGCAAAAAATCCGCATCTGCATATGCTCGTGCTACTACAAGTCGTACTGGTGTTCTTGATACAACTAAGTTACATACTTACAAGTATAATGAAGATCTATTCAAAAAAGTTTCAGTGATTCCAGAGGGTAAAAATCATGGTCTTGTATTCATTCTCGACTGGTCTGGTTCAATGTCTCATGTTATGTTAGATACAATCAAGCAGTTGTACAATCTAATGTGGTTCTGCAAAAAGGTTCAGATTCCATTTGATGTTTATGCATTTACAACTTCATATCCAAAAGAAAATCGCGATGAAAATGGATATGCCACACCATTATATGAAGCAAAGGATAATATGCTACTTGTAGAAAATCAATTCTCTTTATTGAATCTCTTTACAAGTCAATCTCGTATCAAAGATTTGAATGAGCAAATGATGAATATTTTCCGTATTGTAAATTCTTACAGAGACTATTCTTATCGTGACCTTACACCTTATGGTTTAGAGTTATCAGGCACACCCTTAAATGAGACAATCGTTGCTCTTCATGACCTTATCCCTCAGTTTCAAGCAAGAACAAAAGTTGAGAAAGTTAATTGTGTGATTCTTACAGATGGAGAGGGTTATCAACTTTCATATCATAGAACAGTTAATAGAACTATCATGGGTGAGTCTTACTTTGGTAGAGGTAATTATGGTGAGGGATGTATTCTTCGTAATCGTAAAACTGGTAAGACATACAACTGTGGTTATCAGTATCACGATTTCACAAAGATGTTACTTCGTAATATCTCTGATGAATTGACAAATGTAAATTTTGTTGGTATTCGTATCATGGATGGTAGAGATGCCAAGCATTTTGTTCAGTCTAATAGTGATGATTTCAACAGTCCACAGATTGAAAAGACTATGCAACAGTGGAGAAAGACAAAGACTCTTATCTTGGAAGATGTAGGTTACAAAGTATATCTTGGACTATCATCATCCGCAGTTGGTAATGATGCAGAGTTTGAAGTCAAAGAAGATGCATCAAAGGCAGATATTAAGAGAGCATTTACTAAGAGTCTTAAGAATAAAAAGATGAACAAAAAAATCTTAAGTAAGTTCATCGAAATGGTTGCCTAAATAACAGGAGATCAACATAAAAACAAAATGAGTAGATTCGGAGATTTATTAAGTGGTGAACCATCAACACCACCTGTAGTAGATGCAACACCATCTTCAGTAGAACCTGTGGAAGAAGTTGTAGAGGAAGAACCAAATTCAGAACCCCTTAATTTGTGGGATTTATCAAAAGATGAATTAGAGGATTATGGACGTTCATTAGGTATTGAACTCGATCGTAGACACAATAAATCAAAGTTGATAAAACAGTTAGAAAATTATATTGACGGTATGTAAGATTTGGAGTAGACAGTTGACAAACTGTCTACTTTTTATTGTAATGGGGATTGTATGAACTATAATAAGTACATCACAAAGAAACCCCTTTTATTATGTCTAATCTATTTGAAGTTAAAATGACTCGTGAAGAAATCATTGATGGTTTAAGATCACAATATGGATCAGAGTTTACCACACCAGAAGTTCGTGCATTCTGTGCGATGAATGATATTACATATCAGACAGTTACAAAAAAACTAAAAGAATTCAAAGTTACTAAAGGTAAGTGGAATCTTGAAGTTACTCAGGAAGTTGTTCAAGATATTGAAAAGGCATATGCAGCACCCTCAGTTGCACCCGCAGTTGTAGCACCAGTTGTCCAAAACCTTGTTCCTGCAGTTGATGAGACATTCGTAAAGTTTGGCCCATTTGCCGATATCAAAAAGATAATTCAATCTAAGTTATTTTACCCCACATTCATTACAGGATTGTCAGGTAATGGTAAGACATTCTCTGTTGAGCAAGCATGTGCACAACTAAATAGAGAGTTAATTAGAGTAAATATTACAATAGAGACAGATGAAGACGATCTTATTGGTGGGTTTCGTCTTGTTGATGGTAACACTGTTTGGCACAATGGGCCAGTCATCGAATCTTTGGAGAGGGGAGCTATTCTCCTTTTAGATGAGATTGATCTAGCATCAAACAAGATTCTATGTTTACAATCTATTCTTGAAGGCAAAGGTGTCTTCTTGAAGAAGATAGGTAAGTGGGTAAAACCTGCTGCAGGATTTAATGTGATTGCGACTGCAAACACAAAAGGTAAAGGATCTGAGGATGGTAGATTTATTGGAACTAATGTTCTTAATGAAGCATTCTTGGAGAGATTCCCTGTAACCTTTGAACAATCATATCCTCACGTTAAGATTGAAGAGAAGATGTTACGTTTACACTCTGCAAGTGTTGGTGTTTATGATGGTGAGTTTATCAAGAAACTTGTGGATTGGGCAGATATCATTCGTCGCACATTCTACGATGGTGGTATTGAAGAGATCATCTCAACTCGTAGACTTGTTCATATTATTCGTGCATATTCAATCTTCAAGAACAAAGCAAAAGCAATTGAGAATTGTGTAAATCGTTTCGATGATGAAACAAAACAGTCATTCATGGAATTATATGATAAAGTAGATTCAGATGTAGATTTCGATAAGGAGTCCGATGAATCTGTGGGGTAACTACAAGAAAGTATTACATGATACCTTTGATCTCCAGTTTGCTCATCCTTGGGCAGATTGGGAGTCCAAGGGTACTGTCCTTTCTGCAAAAATATACAAACATGACTATATAATAAAGTCAAGAGTTGTGGAGATTTGGAATGAAAAGTCTAGCATATACAACAACATCATCTATCCTAAAACAGGCAGTAATCTTCCCTGTTTTGGTATGGATCTTATGGGATTTCATGAAGGTCGGGTCATAATAGTATTTGACTTTCAACATCCTGTCGAGAATTTCTTATTCTCTGTAGATGGTCTGCCAAAGAGAAAAGGAGACTATCGGTTTTTTGAACCCGGTAATCATTTTTCCGAAAACGTTTACATCGCTAAATGTACAATGTCTGAGGTAGATGATCATTTGGATATGTTTAAGACATACTTGACGAAGTATAAAGATATGTTAGAATTAAAGAAACCAATTGAAGTAGACACCAGTGTCTATAAAGATTTTGATGCTTATATGACTAAACTTGATCCTGTCTCAGGATATCTGAGTGGAAAGTTTGGAAAAGAAAAAGCAGAGAGTTTAGTAAATGAATTTCTTTTCACATATGGTTAATGCATGGAGTCTTGCAGGCTCAATATTAAATGGTACTTTTGATAAGGATTATCCTATGACTGATACAAAAATCACACCTCAAGAGAGTGACGAATACGACATTCCTCATTCAGATTATTATTATGATTATACTCGTAATGATCCTAATAGAGAAAACCCTTTTACAGATCCAGTAGATCGAAAAAGAGCAGAGTATGTTGTTGGTGGTGGGAATACTGCCTATCAAGCACCTTTATATGAGGATGATGGACTAGATTATGAAGTAGATATGTCTACTATTGACGATCAATATTCACATCATTTTACAAATGCGAATTCATTCTATAACGATGGATGGACTCAACAATTTCACAGAGATCAATTAGAAAAAATGAATTACGAACCACAAAGAAACAATCAATACAAGTATCATGAAGAAGAAATTCTAAAAGATATTGAAGAATATGTTTCAAGAACATATCAAGGACACTATACAGGAACAAAGCA